CCAAACAGCAACAGGCGGCACCGTATCAGAAAGTGGCGGTAATACTTTTCACGCATTCACATCTTCTGGCACGTTTACAACAGCGTAGGATTAATTATGGCACATTATGCAAAAATTGAGGATGGGATTGTTACAAGCGTGATTGTAGCAGAGCAAGATTTTATTGACACTCAGGAAGGTACTTGGGTTCAAACATCATACAACACAACAGGCGGTCAGCATTTGCTCGGTGGAACACCATTACGCAAAAACTATGCAGGCTTGGGATACACTTATGACAGCACAAGAGATGCGTTTATTCCAGCACAGCCTTATCCAAGCTGGGTACTAAATGACGACACTTGTCTCTGGGATTGCCCTGTTGCGCTGCCTACAGACGATAGTAAGCGGTACACTTGGAATGAAGATACGACAAGCTGGGTTGAGGTGACTTAATGGATATTAACTGGACAGTAGTAACAATAGCAGGGGCATTACTAGCTCAAGGTGCTGCTGTTGTCTGGGCAGTATCAGGCATGGTGTCTGACATACAGTACAACAGGGCTGAGATAGCTGACATAGAAGCTAGTACAGCAAGACTAGCTGATGACATACATGAGAATGACGTAACCATTGCACGTATTGATGCCAATGTAGAAGCAATAAAGAATGCCATGCACTCCATAGTCGCACAGAGATAAACAAATGATTGATCCCCTAACAGCATTTGCTGCAGCTAACGCAGCTTTCAAGGGGGTCAAGATGCTCGTTGGTGCTGGCAGAGAGATACAAGATGTATCACAGCAACTAGGGGCATGGTACGGTGCAGTAGCTGACATTACTAGGGCTGAGTCACAACGTAAGAACCCTACATGGTTAGACAAGCAGACACACGGTACTGACAACATTGAACAAGAAGCAATGGACCTTGTTGTTCGTAAGAAGACACTGCTTGAAAAAGAAAAAGAAATAAAGTTCATGCTTAACATGAGGTTTGGCCCCGCTACATACGATGATATGTTACAGATGCGTAGACAGATACGCAAAGAACGGGAAGAAACTGTGTACGCTGCAATGGAAGCCAAACGACAGATACAAAACAATATGGCTATAGGCGGTTTGTCTTTAGGTATTATTAGTGTTCTAGGTGGAGGCATCTACTTAGTAATATTAGGGGTAAGTTAATGATTAATCTTTTTGTATTGCCCTTAGTACTAGCAGGGTTTTTAACTAACCCAGAATACGTTACTTGTAGTTTAGCTAAAAGAACTAAGATACAAGGGGAAATGGTTTGCATATACCGTGGACCTAATGGGACAATAGGATACCACTACCCTATGTTTAAGTTTAGTGAATGTCCCAGTACTTATCAATGTAGATACACACCTAACGCTAAGAAAAAAGTTACAGTGCAAGACATACTGGATGGATTAAAAGACGGTTTTTAAAGTGTAACAAATTATTACTTGACAAGAAAAATATATTGAGTATACTTTGTCTTATGACAATAAAGGAAATAAAAAATGGCAATGCAGTTTCAAGGATTTAAACCACAAGCAATGGAAAGAATAGCAGGTACGCTAGGCTTTCAAGGTGACATGGGTAAATTCAAAGACTTCTTAGAAGCTGATCCTGAAGCACAGACAAAGTTTAATAACTTTCAAAGCCAAGCTATTCAAATGATGAATGGTGGAATGGTACGTAAACAATATGCTGAAGGTGGTACTGTAACTGAAGAAGATAAGAAAACTATTGTACCTGATAGTATTGGACAGACTACAGTAAACCGTATGCAAGGACCAGCACTACCTATTGGTGGTGTTGCTTCAGCTACTGGTACTGTAGCACAGACTAGTCAGGACATTGGTGCTGGCACAGGACAGGTTGGTGCAGTGTCACCTACAGCCACAGCTACACAGGGTACTGCTGCACAGGCTACTGCAAATGATCCACGTAATGAGTTTCGTGGGTTGGAGCAAATTCAGCTAAGAAAGCAACCTGAATATAATCCTAACTTACCTATTAGTGAAACTAATATTCCTCAACCAATGTACAGTCAAGGTACACCAGCAGGTTACATGACTTCGTTGCCAACAAAAGGCATAGCTGAAGTAGACCCAACTAAAACTGCAGGTACTGTAGAAGAAACACTTGACAAAACAGGAACAGCTACTGGCTCTGTATCAGATGATGCACAGGTAACAGGACAACAACAAACAGAAACTGCTGTGGCTACTGTAGAAGCAGTGCAAGGCACAGCACTTAAAATGGATAACCCTGTACAGCGTGAGCTACAGGCAGGTGAGATCATTGAGCCAGCAGCTAATGCTGAAAAGGCCAGCAAGTTTACTGAACAGATACAGGCAGCAACAGCCACACCTAGTGACAGGGCTACTGTAAAGGGCCAGCTAGATACACTGATGGCAGACTTTGAGGGTGGTGAGACACCAGCATGGGCCGCAGGAGCCTTACGCAACGCCACAGCACAGATGGCTGCACGTGGCCTTGGTGCTAGTAGCATGGCAGGACAGGCTCTTGTACAGGCCGCTATGGAGTCAGCACTGCCTATTGCTAGTGCAGACGCACAGACAGTGGCAGGGTTTGAAATAAAGAACCTAAGTAATCGTCAAGAAAGAGCCATGCTATCAGCACAACAACGTGCTACCTTTATGGGTATGGAGTTTGACCAAGCCTTTCAGTCACGTGTAGCTAATGCAGCCAAGGTTAGTGATATAGCTAACATGAACTTTACTGCAGAACAACAGGTTGCCTTAGAGAATAGCCGTGCAGCTAACACTATGAATCTAAGTAACTTATCCAATAAGCAAGCCCTTACTATGGCAGAGGCATCGTCACTAGCAAACCTTGACATGGCTAACCTAAGTAACCGACAGTCTGCTGCAGTAATGAATGCTCAGTCTTTCCTTGCAATGGACATGACTAACCTAGCTAACCAACAACAGACAGAAATGTTTAAGGCACAGACACGTACACAGTCTTTGTTTACTGATCAGGCAGCAGACAATGCAGCCAAGCAATTCAATGCAACTAGTGAGAACCAATCTGACCAGTTCTTTGCAAACCTTAAAACACAGACCTCCCAGTTTAATACAACACAGACTAATGCTATGTCACAGTTTAATGCTGGTGAAGAGAATGCTATCAACAAGTTTAATACTGAGATAGTAAATCAACGTGATCAGTTTAATGCACAGAATGGTTTAGTCATTGCACAGTCTAATGCTGTATGGCGTAGGGAGATTGCAACTGCAGGTACTGCCGCTGTCAATAGAGCTAATGAAATTAATGCTGCATCTGTACTTGACATGTCTAATCAGGCATATTCTAATCTGTGGCAGGAACATGCCGACATGATGGAGTGGGCGTGGACCTCATCTGACAATGAACGTGACAGGCAGAATGCAGTAACACTGAGTAACCTAGCCGCTGGTAATGCCAGATCAACAGCAGAATACCAAGCAGATGTACAATCATCTGGTGCTATTGGTGACTTTGTAAGTAAGTTGGCATTAGGATACGCTGGCAAAGTGTTTGGATTTTAATAGGGGAATATAATGTTAATAGGACAGGCTCTTGCAGCTTATAATAAGTACATGGATAGAAGCATGTCGGTTCAACCTAAAGAACCTAAAGTAAAAACGTCTGGTTTACTTTCTCGTAACAAAGAAGTAGATGACGATGATACATCTAGTGATGACTATATTATGGAACAGTTTAATACGCTAAAGAAACTACGGGCAGGTATGAACAATGGATGAGCAAACACCCCTTATGGATGGGCCAATTCCCGGTCAATCTCTTACAACTGAAATAGGTTCTCGGCCTTGGCAACAGCCATCTAAACTTAATACTGTTGAGGAAGCCCTTGAACATTACGCCACTAAGATTACAGACCCTCAGATAAATGACTCATTACTAGATGCCCTTGAAATGGGTACACCAGTATCATCTATTGCAGAGATTGTGGTACAGTCTGGTGCTATGGAAGGTATACATACTATTGATGTGTCTATACTTGTACTGCCTGTTATCATGGAACTTATTGCCTATGTAGCAGATGAGGCTGAGATTGATTACAACATGGGTACAGAAGAATCTATTGATCAGGACATAGTACCCGAAGGTAAAATTGCAATGGTAATGCAGAAGTTAAAGAATAAAAAACCAGAACTAAAAGAGAATGAGCCTGTTGAAATGGCTGAAGAAAGTCCACCTGTAAGTGGCCTTATGGCAAGGAGAGTGTAATGAGTTTTAATTTTGGAGCATTCTTAGGTGGTGCTGCACGTGGTGGCAGTCAGGTATTCGATGAAAGACGGGCGCAAGCAGATAGAGATAAAGTCACTAAAGAAGAACGACAGTGGCAACTGGCTACAGAAAATCGTGCTAATGCTAGGTCTAAAAAAGCTAAACGTGCATCTGATGCAAAGGCACTAGAAGAACAGATTGGTACTATGGTTGCATTGGGTA